AATTCGCGAGAATGAAAACAAACTTTGTCTTCGACGCCTCCGACTCCTCGTCAACCTACGGCTCAGCATCAACCGTACAGCCTTCCGCACTGCGGTCGCTCCTGTGCATCAAGATTTGATGCACAGCATCGTGCGAATAGTGGAGGGCTGAACCGTTGAAGAGTTGCCGTACAGGTTGCTTGAGCGGGAGGCGCTGAAGAGGACGCGGGGTACCTCGGAAGCCCATTCGGCCGCGTTGTTGAACTGGCCCTTCTTAGAAGAACTTTTGTAGAAAGGCCCTTCTGAGATATCTCCATGCGCACTATTGAATTCCCCCGCCTTCTGAAGCGTGAAAGAACCGCTGATGTTCGGACGGTCCGAACATCAGGGGAACTGCTAAGGGCTTCCGTTCAATCTTTGGTGATACCGAGACAAATTGGAACGAGGGCGGCTTGTCGACGTCCACCGAGGTTCCAGATACCGCCGGAATTGATCCCGTGTTCGGGCATACGGTCGGCATCGCTAGGAGGGACTTGCAACTTTCCGCCAATGCGTCGAACGACATTTTCGGTAAGTCGACTACTGTTCAACCTTCCGCCCTGCGACTCATTCCTTGCATCAAATTTTGATGCAAGGGATCAAACGTAGGGACGGGGGCTGCACGGTCAACGCATTGCCGTAAACCGAGGAAGAGCGAGAGGCCATGAATGACGATTGACTGGCGCAACTCTCGGAGCTGATTGTGGTCCCGGGGTACAACTTCAAGACATTAAACGCGCCGCCAGTCCAACCGCCGCTACCGTAGTCAAGGCCCGTCACAGTGCCCGTGATGTTCGGTCCGAACATAACGGGCAAACACGCAAATCCGAATTTTCAGATTTTTGACGCGCAGTACTTTGGCAAAGGCTTGTCCGGGGCATTTACGCTTGAGACAACCTCCAACAGACGAGGAATTCTGGATTCTGACGGCGCGTATTCCGGGGCGAACTTTTTGTTCGACGCATCCCGTTCTAATTCGACTTATGGGTCGTCTTCTATGGTTCAGCCTGCTTCTACACGACTACTAGCCTGCATCAAGATTTGATACAAGCCAACAAGCGTAACGACGGCGGCTGAACAGATGATGCCCCACCGTATTTAGATGACGAGTCGGATGCTTTAAAAGATATGCTCGCAGTCGTAACTAATCTCCCTGGCTGGAGGGTCGCGTCCCCTGCGTCTGATCTGGAGAAAGCGCCAGACGCTGATTGGCCACTATATCCAACAACACTGCCAGTGCTACCTGTGATGTTCGGGACTCGGATTTGCATGTCATAGAGCGCTCTCTATGGCGTGCCGGGCACATGAGCGGGCTTCATCTGCAACTCGACGAAACCCGCGAGAGGAGCTACTTCCAGTCGAACATGCCGGCACTTTCAGCACAAGCGCGGACGTGCTCGCTCCAGCGCTCCATGACGGCGCGTCTGGCGTCGAAAAAGTCGGAGCGCTGATAAGCCCTGCTCACCTGAGTACCGACGTCGTGACTGAGGCACATCTCGGCAACGTCAAAAGGGACAGCTTCGTCAGCCAACCACGATCGAGCGATCGAGCGTAGTCCGTGCGCTACGAGTCGACCCTTGAGTTCAGTCGAGTGCAGGTGCTTCGCAAGCGCCTGAGCGCTGATGTGCCTTCCAGTCACGCGGGCCGCGAAGACGAAGGCGCAGCGAGGATGCGGAGAAAGCGCCGCTTCGCGCTCGAGGAGCTCCCGCATGAAGCCAGTCAGTGGCAAGCGAAAGGGCTTGCGCTTTTTCATGTGTTCGGCGGGGATCTCGATCACGTCGTCGTGGATCCATGACTTCTCGAGCTTGGCGTTCTCGCCCGGACGGAGCATCGAGCAGAGCGAGAAGAGAAAAAGTATTTGCATCCGCTCGGGCGCGTCCGCCATGACACGCATCACCTCGGGCAGATCTTTCCACCCGACGGCTGGCATCGGCGTCACGGTGGGCGGGGCGAAGACTCTCGAGACTCTGGCGAGCGGATTGTGCTCTATGTAGCCTGCGCAAACCGAGAGGTCAAGGATCTCGCGAAGGCGCATGAGCACGCGCTTGAGCGTTGCCTGCTTTCCGTCCTTTTCTATCGGGTGCACAGTGCGGATGACGAGTGGGGCGGTGATCTCGTCGAGCTGACGATTGCCGATCGGCTCGATGATGTAGCGCTCGAGGCGACGGCGTTCGTCCTGGTAGCTCACGATCTGGGGCTTTTTGAGGCGGCACCAGAGACGAAAAGCGTCTTTCAGTACATAGCCCTTCGGTGGCTCAAGCCCGATGTCCTTTCGCAGGCGTCGGGCTTTTTGTCGTGCCTGCGCGAGATTCATGTCTGGGTACTCGCCGAGCTTTTTGTCGGCGACACGGCTCGATGAAGACGTGCGCAGATACCAGATCTTTTTGCCGGACGGCATGACGCGGAGCGTCAACCCGTTGCCGTCGGCGATTGAATACCTTTTTTCACGCGGCTTCATTGCCGCGATTTTTTTAGAGGAGAGAGTAGTCACATGACCTCCGAGTTCAAGACGGCGTATCGCTTTGATGACGCCGGTTACTTCGAGCACGAGCTGTCCGTCCAAGTGATTGACGGCGAAGCGCTCATGCCGCCGTCCGCAACCTTGCTGCCTCCCTGGGGCGATGCAAAGCCGGACGACAAGGTTTTCTACCGCTTCGACGGCGAGTCGTGGAAGTCGGAAGCAAAGCCAACCTGCGCTGCTGAGTGCGTGGGCGTCGTGATCTCTCACACGACGATCACGCCGCATGACGAGGAAATGCGCGAACTGATCCGCAGGTTCGCCCAAGAAGAGGGATACCGAGAAAAGCGCGGCGAGGACCTATCGTGGAGCGTCGAGAAGATTCCTGAAAAGACTGAAGCCGAGAAGCGGGAAGAAGCTGAGAAGTCCGTTCGCGCAAAGCGTGACAGCCTGATCTCTGAGACTGACTACCTTCTTGCCTCTGACTACCCGATCAGTGCTGAGGATTTGGAGGCGGTCAAGGTTTATCGACAGGCTTTGCGAGACGTTCCGCAGCAGGAAGGTTTTCCCTTCGATGTCGTGTGGCCTGATCTTCCTGTGATCGTCGCAGAACGATAAGGAGACAGTATGGCAACGGCCCTCGACATTCATGTCGATCAAGGATCGGACGTTCGGGTTCCGATTGCCTTCATCGATGATTTCTCTGAGCTTGACCTGACCGGCTACACGGCCCGCATGGAGATTCGCTTGTCAGCATCAAGCAAAAGGGTGGTTGATCGGCTCACCACCGAGAACGGGCGCATCTCGATCGAGAAGGGAACGCTCACGCTCTTCTGGTCACACGAGATCACCGAATCGCTCTCTGCCGGGCGATACGTCTATGACCTCGAGCTTGTGTCAGCGGGCGGGGAAGTTTCGCGCGTTCTAAGCGGCCGAGTTCACGTATGTAAGGAGGTAACGCAATGGCCTGTGGCGAATGCGTAATTCCGCCGTTGGGGTACCCGGGGTGCTATCCGCCCGCGATACCCACTGACGTCGGGCGACGCATCGTGCGTGTGAGTGTTCCGGGCTTACAAGGACCGCCGGGCGAGACTGGCGCGCTTGGCTACTCAACTCGCACCTGTGCATCCCTCGGCGCTTTCGAAACGAAGGCGCTTGAAAATCTGCGACCTGAAAAGGGTGCCCAGCCCGGAGATCAGGTTGCAAATGATCGCGGACAACTCTTTTTAATCACTGCCGTCACTGAGTCGACTTTCACCGTTGGTGAAGTAGTTGGCAACGTTGGCGTTCAGATCGATGACGAAGATTTGTCCGCGACTTCCGTTTGGTCCTCGCAAAAAGTACAGGAACGAATTGGTTCTCCTGTCGACTTTGTGAAGATCTTTGAATCGGAACTTGATAGTTCTGAAAAGTAAAAAAAACATTTTGGAGTAATTGAAAATGGCTGAAATCAGCAAGTCTCTTGAATCCCGTGTTTCCGAATTTGCCGCCCGTACTGGCCAGGAAATTAAGAAGGTCCGCGGCGAAATCGCTACCAGCAACACGGCCGCCGAAGCGCTGACCCAGCGCGTCGCTGCCAACGAAGGTGCCATCACCGCTCTTCAGGGCGAAGTCGCAAAGAAGGTCGAAATTGACGACGCTCAGGCTTCTGCTACGAAGACCTACTCGTCTCAGAAGGTCGACTCCCAGATCACTGCCGCCAAGAAGGCTGTGAAGGACGATCTTCTCGGTGGCGCTGGCGAAGCCTACGACACCCTGAAGGAACTCGCTGACGCTCTCGTCACGAACAAGGACGCGATCACCGCCCTTCAGCAGATCGCTCAGGGTCACGTTCAGTTCGACAAAGCTCAGTCTCTGACCGACAAGCAGAAGAAGCAGGCTCGTGCGAACATCGGCGCTTTGAGTGCCGCTGTCGAAAAGTCTGGCATCGCTCTCGACACGCTGACGGAAGAGGGCTCTTACGTCGTGACTGGTGCGACCGGCCTGCCCGCCGACTTCACGGCTGATCCCGTTTTTGTGACTGTCACGAAGGCCGGCACGGCCACGGTTCAGATGCTCGGTGGCGTTCAGGGCGCTGAGTACAAGCTTTTCGCTCGCACTGCGGCCGACGGCGCTTACGGCGAGTTTGCTCAGATCGGTGCTAAGACCGACCTTACCGACTACGCGAAGAAGCCCGAAGTCACTGCCGAGATCGAGGCCGCCGTCAACCC